ACAACCTAGTCAAAAGGTTTTTGAAGTACTTGAATATGATACATTGTTATCAGCCAACATAGATGTAGATTATAGAGGTAAATATAATACCCCTAGTGATTATGGAATTAAAAGGTATTCCTACTCTACATATACAGAACAAAGACAGAAAGTAGAAAAGCTGTACAATGATTGGTTAGCAAAAGATGGCAACGAAGATTCATGGTCTTTCTTAAGACCAAATCGTGGTTGTTATAGCCAAAGAATAGCTACTAATAAAAAGACAATTGAAAGTATAATGGAAATCAAGTTTCTATTTGATAAGGTTTCTCTTGCTTTGTCACAAAGAAAAGAGGCACAAAAGAAAAGACTTGAAGCCTATACTTCATTGATTAAATTTGCTAAAACTCAAGAACAAATTAAGAAAGTTTGGACTGATGCACCATTACATTTAATTAATGGCATGAGTACATCTTTAGTTTGTTTATCTGATGATGCAATATCACTAATACAAAATGATGCTAAAGTTAGAAATGCTGTAAGTAATATGACAGCTAAAGCTAAACTAGCAGTTGTACTTGGTAGTTCATCAGCAAGAGCGTCAGTAAATTAATTGATTGACAATTATCACGCACTGTGATATACTAAAGGCGTATCTATTAATTTTAGGTACGCCTTTTTTTATTTAACTAAACAAACATAGAGGAAAACATATGAGAATGTACAGAAGAAAAGTAGGACTAGCAGATACTTGGAGTAATACCGAACATGTAGAAGATAGCAACTTGCCAAAGCATGTTGAATTTTCTATTGATGAAATCAAGTATTGGTATCAAGAACAAGGAACAGCAAGAGATAAATTTACTCTTAATGTGGAAAGAGTAGAGAACGGATATCATGTTGAATATAGTGGAATACTTTTGCATACTAACAACATGCTAGAACTTTGGAGAAGAAACCAAAGAAACTTTGTTGCCATAAAGAAAAGTAAATACTGGTGGGTAGATGCCATTGTAGTGTATCCAAATCCAACTAGTACTCAAACTGAAACTGAGTAGTAGTCATGGCAATAGTTAAACATGAGGAGTATGTGAAGTTTGATTTTGAAGATATACATAATATCAAAATCGACAGTCACAAATACGACAAGTGGGTAGACATAACACTTAAAGATAATACTAGAGTAAAATCTAGAGATTCAATCTTTAATGATGTCTATTTAAAACAAGCAACCCAATTTATAGCCTTTAAATCAAGGGTATATTATTGGTTATCAACAGGAGATAAACTAATATGACACAATATATTTATGTGACTGAACATGATAACATAGCCATTGAGGGTGAGAATTATGTTGAGGCATCACAAAATTTATTAAAACTAAAAGAAACATGTGAGGATTTACCTAATGGTAGTCTTTATGTGAAATGTGCAGATTATTATACTAATTAATCATCTGACGATATTACTAGGGGGAGTTTATACTATATGTATATTATAACCCCCCCTAGAGAGACACGATAGTATAGCATATTTTTTTGTTTAAGTCAATTGAATATGAAAATAAATATGATAATAAAAACAAGGAGATAATAAATAATGAGGGAATTATATTACGAAGTTAAACTTACAGAAGAAAATGAATTAGCTAGACAAGTATTGATAAGAGCATGGCTAGATTCTGTTGGAGAAACATCTCCAGATAATTTTCGTAGACAAGTAGAAATTAAAGAAGAAGCAATACAGTTTTTAAAATCAAAAGACTATGAGGAGTGGTGTGATAGAGCAAACCTAGACCACTTGCATTTAGAAAAATTATATGCTATGTTTAGGACAGCATACAATACAAACAAATTACAAGACCAAAACATATTAGTCTTTGTACAAAATTTATTTAAACAACTATGAATATATTTCATCTACATAGAAACCCAGAAATCTGTGCAAGATATCATTGTGATAAGCATGTAGTTAAAATGATATTAGAAACTGGTCAGATGCTATCAACTGCATATCAAAGACACTGTGGTATTCATGATGATTTATATAAACCTGCATATCAAAAACATCCTATGACTATATGGGTAGGTAATTCATTAGCTAACTATATGTGGTCACTAGACTTGCTTGGCTTTTTATTAAACGAATACAGGCATAGATATGATAATAAAATACACAGCACAGGCAGAATATTAAGCAAATTAATTTCATTACACTCAAATGTAAAAGATAAATTTGAGTATCAAAGTTTTTTAATACCACCACTATGTATGCCAGATAAATACAAGACAGAAAGTTATATCATGTCTTACAGAAGTTATTACATTGGAGAGAAAAAAATATTTGCAAGGTACACTAAAGTTGACACACCAGATTTTATGTGTTAATATAGCTAAACTTTAAAGGAGAAACACATGTCAGTAAAATGTATAGAATGCAAGTCAACTAATATTGATTACTTGCCAGATGTTGATGGTAATTCATGGGTTAATATTACTTATAAGCAAGATGACAAAGGAGTATGGAAAGCAATACTTAAGGGAGAGAGGTCAGTAAGTCTTAATCAAGAAATGACTGGGAATGTAGATGTATCTTTAATAAATACTAAAGATATATTTTACAATGATGGTAATGCTTTTTTCTATTGTAATGATTGCAAGATTGAATTTGATTCAAGGTCTTTATGATAAATTTAAAAGAAATATATATTAATAAACAGGGTGATTACTGTGTAATATATGAAGCAGATAAAAGAGTTTATTCATTTACAGGAAAACCAATTGATGTGATAAATGATTTACACAAAACAAGTAAGGAACTTTATGAAACAAGCAACAATAAAACAACTACAGGAACAAGTAGGAACACTATCTAATACAAGTAAAATGCCTGCATATTCCTTTGGAATATCTGCAAAGAAATGTAATGTGGGAAGTAAGTTAGCAAAGATAGAAGGCACAGTATGTCATGGGTGCTATGCACTTAAGGGATTCTATGTCATGCACAGTGTTAAATTAGCACATGAGAAAAGACTACAGGCTATGAATGAGCCATATTGGGTTGATGCTATGACAATGCTAATCAAATTAAGATATCAAAGATTGCCAGATAAAAAGAAATACTTTAGGTGGTTTGACTCTGGAGATATACAATCACTAGAACATTTACAAAAGATTATACAGGTATGCAAGAACACACCAAATATAAACCATTGGTTACCAACAAGAGAGTATGGGGTATTAACACAGATTAGAGAAGATGACTTGCCACCTAATTTAATTATTAGAGCATCAGCAATTAAAATAAATGGTGAGCCCCCAACATTTTGGAGATGGACAAGTGCTGTCCATACTGACAAGACAAAATACAAAGCATGTCCTGCATTAAAACAAGATGGAGAGTGTAGAGATTGTAGAGCATGTTGGGATAGAAATAATATAACTATATCATATGAGCAACACTAAATATACAGGTCATGAGAACGCACCAAACTGGACTGACAGAAGTGAATGGGACTCTTGGTTTAAAGCATTTTGCCAATTACATTTTAAAGACAGGCGACAGAATAACTTTGATGTAGTATTTAATGATGTCGTTAAACTTATAAAAGATAATGACAATGATAAATCTAAAAGAGTTAAGGGCATAAAGCCAAGAGTATTAATAAGATTAGTAAAAGAAAGACTAGGTTTGACGACTGCTGTAGTTAGTCGTGCTATAAGAAAATTAATAGCACAAGGCATATTACAAAAGCATAGACAAACACAATCTTTATTGCTAATAATAAAGGGACATTACTGGAATAGTTATGTCAAACAATAACAACAAGGAGAACATATGCAATACGAACAAGTAGAATACATTGGGGACTTATCTGAAAAAATAATTCAAGATTATACATCTGGTATATTTACTACAATGGATGGAACTTATATACATCCAGATAAGGTTGTAAAATTTTTTAAAAAAGAAGCTGTTGCTCAAGGTTTTACAGATGACTTAATAGAGAATACAGCAGAAGAACTTTATCTTGTGCTTGAAGCACACATTGAGGAAGAAAGGACTAACTATTAAGCATGACTACAAAAAATAAAACACTATTGCGTTTTAGAATCTATGATGGTGATAGAGAATATACTGATTATGGAATCATAAACAATCAACAATTATTAAAATTAAATTATAAAGAAATAATATCTAAATTTTTTTATGATGATAAAATTAATGATGAGCAAGTCTTATCAGATGGCAGGGCTGTTAGAATTGAAAGTGAAATAAGAATAGATGATAGTGATGTAAAAAGATTAGAAAAATTAAGTATGGCTTTTTTACATGACTTTAAATTAGGAGTATAAAAATGAAAACCTTTATAATAACAGAGTATCCAAAACTAATTAGAAAATGGAAAGTCACTGGTAAGAATAAAAAAGAGGCTTATGAAAATTGGTTGAATGATAAAATAGAATTCATAGAAAAAGACTATGATGACGAGGAGTGGGATAATTTAACAATAGAGGAATATAATGGCTAAAAAACAAAGTGTATTTGATAAACAAATACTAAAACTTATAAAAAAATATAGACAAACATTTAACTGGAATGGTAAAAGGAGAAAACAAAATGGAAAATAAAATAAAAAATATGCTAGACTACGCACACTTTAATACAGAAGATTATCAACCATCTTTTTTTAGAGACACATTAGTTCAATGTGCAAAAGATATTTATGAAATGTATCTTAATGGTAATATAAAACCACCAACAACAGAATCAGTAAAGGAAGCCTTTCATGATTTAGTATCAAATTATTTACAAGGTGCACCATATGAAGATGTAAATTATTTAACCATACTAGATGACCTAACATTATTTGTTGATGAAAACAATATAAAATTAAAAAGTAAATCAGTTGATACAAAAGCATTTGGTAGACACATTGAGGGTCTTAAAGGTGTATCATTAACATACGATAATAACGAAGAAGAAAAAGAATACACAGTCTTTGGCACTAAAATATAGTTAGACTTGACTTAAACAATATTTTATGCTAGAGAATTGTCATGAAAAAAATCAAAGTTAAACTTATTATTTATGGTTGGGTTGGGGAAATAACAACAGAAGTACAATCACTTACTGTTGAAGATGTAGAAAATAAAATAGCAGAAGAACTAAACAACAATAATATTAATTTGACTTATGAAAGACTTTATGATAAAAGAAAAATCTTTATAACATACGAGGAAATACATTGAACTATCAACAGCAATTAGAAGTAGTACAGAATCTATTAATACAATATGATTCTGAAGTCAGAATAGACTGTCCATTTTGTAGCCATAAGAATACATTTGTAGTTAAGAATGATGATGGCACTTTGTATTGGTATTGTTTTCATGCTTCATGTTCAGCAAGAGGTAAGCAAGAAAATAAACTATCAATGCAAAAAGTATATAAAACATTTAATGTAGAAGAAGTAAAAGAATCTGATAAGTTTGTAATACCAGATAGTTTTAAATCTATTCACTCAAGTCAAAAGGCATTAGAATATTTACATAAAAATAATTGTTGGGAAGCTATGGCTTGGGGCAGGGCAGAATTTAAATATGATGTAAGGCAAGACAGAGTTGTATTCTTAATTAAAGATTATGATAATGTACGAGGTGCTATTGGTAGAGGACTTAACTCACAGGTATATCCTAAATGGTATATTTATGGAAGTAAGGACTATCCATTTAAGTGTGGGCAAGGTGAAGATATTGTTTTAGTTGAAGACTGTGCATCAGCATGTGCTGTATCAAATGTAATGGTTGGCATGGCTTTAATGGGAACAAGTTATCAAGATAAATTTACACCACATATTCCTAAATATAGAAACTTGTATGTGGCTCTTGATAGAGATGCAACAAAGAAATCTTATGACATAGCAAATTATTTAAGGTCAATAGGATTTGACAATGTTAAAGTAAAAATGTTAGAAGATGATTTAAAATACTACTCAACAGATGAAATAAGAAAGGTGTTCTATGATTGAAAAACAAATGATTAAGTTATTACTAAATAAAAACTTTTATGATAAGTATAAAGGTACAATATCAAGAAATATATTTGATGGAAACATTGGCTCACTCTTTGATACAATAAAGAAAGCACATGATAAATATGAATCTGATATTAAGATTGATGATTTATATAGTCTACATACAAAGGTATATAATCCTGCTCTAACAAGAGCAATGAGAGAAACCTTTAGTGAATTAATTGAGGACATCAAAGTTGTTGAAACTCCAAATGAGGAAGTAGCTAAAGACATAATCAAAGTAATGCGTGATAGGGATGTTGCACAACAGATTGCTGTAGAGGCTACAGAAATATACAATGGTAAACCAGCACAGTTTAATCTTATATCAAATATAATTGACAACTATAAGAAAGAATTACCTGCTGAACAAATAGATGCAGTTACAAATAATATTGGAGAACTACTAAATCAATTAAGTATTACAACTAAATGGAAATTTAATTTAAAAGTATTAAAAGATAATGTTGGTGGTATAGGAGAGGGAAACTTAATGATTGTATTTGCAAGACCAGAAACAGGAAAGACTGCATTCTGGGTAAGTCTTGTTGCATCTCCAGATGGTTTTGCAGAACAGGGTGCAAAGGTACACGCATTTATAAATGAAGAGCCTGCTGTAAGAACACAGATGAGAGCAATCAATTGTTATACTGGCTATACTAAAGAACAGATTATAGATAACATTGAGTTAGCACATAAGGACTGGACTAGAATAAAAGATAATATTAAAATGCTTGATGTGGTTGATTGGTCTATAGAAGATATAGATGCACATTGTGAAAAGCATAAGCCAGATATAGTTATCATTGACCAATTAGATAAAATAAATATCTCTGGAACATTTGCAAGGACTGATGAAAAACTAAGAGCAATTTATACAGGTGCAAGAGAGATAGCTAAAAGGAGAAACTGTTGTGTCATAGCTATATCACAGGCATCAGCAGATGCACATAATAGAAATAGTATATCATTTGATATGATGGAAAATTCTAAAACAGGTAAGGCTGCAGAAGCAGATTTAATTATTGGTATAGGTAAACACTCAATGGAAAGAGACCCAGAAGATTTACATAGAAGTTTATGTATAAGTAAAAATAAAATCAATGGGTATCATGGAGAGCCTAACTGTAGAATTAATAAACAACTAAGTAGATATGAAGATTAACTGAAAGGTAAACATGATAACAACACTTGATATAGAAACTACATTTCAAAAAACACCAGATGGAAAAATGGATCCACTTCCATTTAATCCTAAAAATTATTTAGTGAGTGTAGGTATTAATGATAAGTATTTTTTTATAAAGCATAGTCAAAGAGTTGATGAGAATGCACATAAAGAAATACAATCTATACTAGATAAGACTACACTATTAATTGGGCATAACTTAAAATTTGATTTAACTTGGTTATTAGAATCTGGATTTAATTATAATGGTAAAGTATATGATACAATGATAGCTGAATATGTTTTATCTAGAGGATTAAGACGAGGTATATCTTTAGATGCTACATGCAAGAGAAGAAAGATTGGTAAGAAAGATTCTTCAATTGAAGATTACTATGACAAAGGAATATCTTTTGAAAATATACCAGTAGATATAGTTGAAGAATATGGTAGACATGATGTTTTAATTACTAAAAAATTATTTGATTCTCAAATGCAGGATTTTAAATTAGACAAAGACAAGGGTTTAATTAAAACAATTAAGATGATGAATGATTTTCTTTTGGTATTAATTGATATGGAACGAAATGGAATTCATGTAGATACACTATCA